CTCAAGTTTGCTGAGTGCATTTGTGCAAATGAATACGCTCAGCTCTCGAACAAGACAAAGGCATTTATTGAGGCAAATGCTAAAAGATCAGATCCGGATTGGAGATATTCTTTTGTTCGAATTTTTAGCAAAACGCAACAAAAAGTCAACGAAAACAGCTTATTCGGAGGTTGGAAAGCTTGTCAGACTTTAGCTCTAATGCATGATGCAGTTATTTTGATTCTCGGGCCAGTTAAAAAATATCAGAGAATTTTCGATAAAGCGGATCGCCCAGATCACATTTATGTCCATGCAGGAAACACTCCTTTTGAAATGTCAGAATGGTGTCAAAAACATCTAACTAGATCAGAACACGTGTCAAATGATTATACTGCCTTTGATCAATCCCAACATGGTGAAGCGGTGGTGCTGGAGAAAAAGAAAATGGAAAGACTGTGCATTCCGGAAGAGCTTATTGAAATGCATGTGTGGCTTAAGACAAACGTGGAAACTCAGTTTGGACCATTGACATGCATGAGATTGACAGGGGAGCCAGGTACTTATGATGATAATACAGATTACAATTTGGCAGTGTTGCATTCTCAATACATTGTTGGGTCCACCCCATGCATGGTCTCTGGCGATGATTCAATGCTTGATAAAGAGCCTCCTCCAAATCCAATTTGGCCATACATTTCAAATCTTCTGCATCTCAGGTTTAAGTTAGAATATAGCTTTTATGCCTTGTTTTGCGGATATTATGTTGGAAGTGAAGGGGCTTGCAGATCTCCTTTGACTCTGTTCGCCAAGCTAGCTATAGCAGTTGATGACAAAAGCATCATTGACAAAAGATTGTCATATCTTACGGAATTTGCAGTGGGGCACTCCCTTGGTGAAGAAATGTGGCAGCTTTTCCCTGAAGACCAAGTAAAATATCAAGCTGGGAATTTTGATTTCTTCTGTCGTTTTTGTCCAAGAGAAGAAAAGCTGCTTTTGAAGCTAGGAGAACCAGAAGAGGAATTTTTGAATACTTTGTTTGCAACGGCGAATTACATTTCTGTTCCAGTTTTCGCCCTTTTGAAGAGAAGTGTAAGGAAATTGTATTTGGGCAAGAGAACTGTGGCATCTTTTGGCGCTGATAAGGAAATCGAAACCTCATTGAAATGGTTAGCTGATTTACATCAAGGTTAAGAGTTCGAGGGCTATAAGGTTTATTGCTAAAGAGATCTCAAGTACTAGATTCATGCAATCAAGATGGTTATCGAGATAATATTGCTTCTAGTGCTTTTCTACTCATTATTGTTTGCTTCAATCGTAACAGCAGTAAACCTTGTCAGCCTTTGGTCTTTGAAAGCTGACTCAGTTAGAACATCACTCACGGTAAACGCGTCAGCTAGCGACGAAAACAATTTCTAGTTTATGCATTCTTCAGTTGAGCTAGTTGCATTGATAGTCTTTTCAATCAGTTTCTGCTTTTGCATTTTGTCTTTTGTTCTGCTTATCATAGCTAGGTCATCACGGAGTTCATAGTTAAATTTGTTCTTTGTGCATTAACTATAGCTATAGTAGCTGTTCTGTTTTATTTGGTGTGGAGAGATGGCGTCTCAAGTCGAGGCGGAACAAATAAGGTCAGAAGCGAGGAAGAGGCAAAATGAAGATCCATTGTCAATTGATGTCACACCTCCACAAAGTGTGTCCGCCTTTGGCACTATAACAAATTTGCCTATCAAAGTGCAGTCAATCGTAATCCCATGGCAGCACCACATGTACAACTGCACTTCAATTAATGACGGTTTCCTATCAAATGACATTGCCTTTGAAGACTTCATGAAACAACATGTAGCAGGTTGGCGATTCGCAACTTTGCTCCAATTAGAAGCCGTCTTCATGCCAAATCATGGTGCGCTAAAATTCCCATTTACAGTTGAATGCCTTTGGACTCCTCAATCAGCAAATCTCACAGCCAAAGCTTTGGCTAGTACTTTCGGGAGTCAAGTATTAATAATAGGTGGGAAAAACATGCCACCATCATCTTATGTAATTAGATGCAATTTGAACTCGATCAATCCAAGGATCAGAGACAGTGTGAATTACAACGATACCCCTCGTTTCAATATGAAGTATATCAAAAACAGGGAATTGTTGAAAACATACTACAAAAAAGATGCTGATGGCAAAGATGTTCTTAAAAATGGAAAACCGTATATTGACACAGACAAAAAACAGCTGACAACATGTCGTATATATTTTAGAGGTGTGCTTAGGTTAAGTGCTCCAGCCTTCCAATTTGAAAATGGAGATGGTGAAGAGGAGCAGTAGCTAGTTTAGGTGTCTGGGAGTTTCTATGCTTTCTTCTCCCGATCGAGTCCTGAAAGCGGCCTTACGGCGTCAAATAACACAAAAAAAAAA